GATTCCTCAGACTAGCGGTTTAGAGATTCTCTGCTTCAAGAGGTAGATATGACCTTCGTGAGTATCGGCAATTCCCTGGAGCATGTTGGAAAGACCGTTGGTCATCAGTCCGCATTCTTCTAGTGAAGATATCATGACATCAATGACCTTGAGGAAGTTCATTTCGGCCATCAATGATTTTCGAGCGAGGTCTGAAGACTTTGGAATCATTGATGCTCCGCCTGAACCAGAGATGAGCTTGAGGACCTGAGAATTTTGAAGAGCTAGATCAACGTTTGCTGTGCTTCCAAGACCGATAGCCTTTTCTGCAAGACCGTCAATCTCCTCTACCGTTGCTCCATAGAGACGCTGGAATAGTTGATGATCTCCGTAGAATGGATCTCCCATTGTTGTCCAATGATGATTCTGATGAAGAGCATAAAGATACTTAAGATGAACTAACAACACTGAAAGTTGTGGGTAAGAAATCCCACCCCACTCTGCCATCATGTTGTCTGTGATGATGTTTGTATTTGGTTCAACGGTAAGAATAAATTCCATTGATTCAGTTAGTTTCTTCTTTCTCATCACTTTAGCTCCACTTTAAAAGTAATCTTGTTCATGGCTTCAGGATGATTATCCCACCTGAGCTTAAAAGGTTCTCCCATCATCTTTTGTTTATCGTTCCAATGATCTACAAAAGTGTCGAGAGCGATCTCATCAATTCTGCGTGGGGATGAATTGTGGGTAAGCATGCAAGAAACTGGTATCTTGTTCAAAGACAGACCTTCTCGAATTTTGTACTTCATGATTCCGGGAGGAAGAGTTGCATAACGAATATTAAAAACCTCGTTGCAACGATCAATGAATTCTTTTGGAGACAAATTTTCGCCGATAAGATCGTCAATTGGGTCTTCTGCAATTTCAGATTCCGAGATCAATCTTTGAAGGCTTTCATTAATTCCAAGCTCTTTTGCCCTTGCTTGATCATATGTTGAAAGAAGAGAATCCATCTTTTGCATCAGCTTTACATCATCAACATTAACCCTTGTTGATGAACGAACAGAAGAACAATATTGCTTTACTGCAGAAGTTTTCCAAGTCGTATCTAAAGTTCGGCCGTAATCTTGAATCAACTTACGAGCAACTCCGTCATACCACTCCTCGCTTAACATGTCTTCATCTTTAGAAGAGGCCGCGGCTTCGAGGGCAGAAACTTTGTCCTTTTTCTTTTCTTCAAAGAGATCATTTAAAGCTACGTCATTTGGAAACTTGCGGAGAGCCTCTTTGATCATTTTTGCTGATGATTTTTTTGCTGCTGCAATCCTAACGGAAGCATTGCGGTCAAGCAATAAAGATGACGCAACACTTTCTGGGAGGATTCTGGCCACGAATTTTCTGACGTCTGCAGATTCATGATTCACCATTCCTAATGCAACTTTATCAGAAAAGTGCACTGTGTCTAAGTGTCCTTTGTATTCAAGAACATCCAAATGTTCATTTGCAGCTTCAACGAGAGATCCAAGGGTGTTACCGACAATCACCGAAGGTCCAAAGACTTTCTTAATCTCATCGCAAAAAGCATCACTATGCTTTTTTTCCTGTAATGTCTCTTTGACGACTTGTTGTAGATCAGATAACTTCAAGCGCATGGGCAAAAAACTCCTAGCATAACTATTCTCAACAATAACACTTTTTGTGTCAGTTGATTAATATTTAAATGTTCACAAATATTGACCAGTCATCGTGCCACACAGATGACTTAGATAAATCCCAAAAATGTAAGGCCGATGGTTCAATTGGTTTTTTAGAAAGACGCATTCCAACCTCTTCTAGGGTCTTCCAGCCTTTCTTTCTGTTACATGCTTTACATGCAGCAACACAGTTTTGCCATGTTGTAGGTCCACCCTTACAAACTGGAATTATATGATCAACTGTTATTGCAGAATAGCTCAATTCTATTCCGCAATACTGACATTTCCAAGAATCCCTATTAAAAAGTACTCTCTTTTGAAAACGAGCCTGTTTGCGATCTATCCTTCGAACAATATAATTCTTTAATCTTAAGACAGCAGGCAACTTAAAGTTTGAAGAACATGTCTTGTATTCTTCTTCCCAATATGAAGGTTGACCTGTTAACCCAGATTGTGGGTCAGCCCGACCACTGAGCATCAATTTGATTGCTCTAACTTCGGTGATGAACTGTAATGGTTCACCGTTCGAGTTCAACAGCAGTGATCTCTTCATAGCCGCACTAATATAATTAGATCGATATTGAACTTGCCAACTGCGGATTCCCATAAATTGCACGGCCAACTTTCACATTTAAGTTATTAAGAAGATCGTCATCGTAATGACTATGAGCATGTCCTGATAACACTGTAAATTTGATATGGGGATATGCCTTGGCCGCAGCTAATAATGTATCACCCATCAATTTACATGTGTACCACGGAAGAACATCATTCACCGACATCCCAACATATTTCTCCATTGCATTAAACGATTCTTTGAATGGAGGAACATGAGTCATCACAATGATGTGATTACTATCCTTGGCTACGGCTTTAATTCCATTTGCAACGTGATTTGCTGCCTGTTGGGCCAACTTACAAGAAATTTCGATGATCACACGCTTGTTTAAAATTTGTCCTCCAAAGGCTCCCCTCAATGCGGAATTAAAATCAGATATCTTAATCCAATCATTCATCAATAATGCATTGCTATGAGAATTACCATTCTGACCATCATACCATCCGTCATGACCAACAAGACTAACACCCGGACTCAATCTTATGAAAGGAACGCTGGACATGTACCTCAAATAAGAAGATGATTTGCAAAAATCATTTACCGCTCTGCGAACTGTTCCAAAATTTGAACCATAATAATCATGGTTTCCCAAAACAAAATAAATCTGTTTTTCAAGAGTCATTTCCAACATTGATAAGTGTTGCAAAATCATGTTTGAAACAGATATGTCTCCAGTGATAAGAACAGCATCGGCATCTCTAGATGCGTTGGCTATCGATTGAACCTTGTTGATCGTGTCACCAGTCATGTCAAGGTGAATGTCTGTTGCCCATGCTAATCGCATCTGATAATTCCCAACTTTGTTTTTCGCTCATCATCACACTTATCACAGAGAGTCTTAACCCACCCGTTGCCGCGCTTTTCGCCTGGACAACCACAACCTTCACAGGTTCTATGAGTCATAGATTCTGCCATGGAAACCATTCCTTCAATGACTTCATCTCCTCCGTGATAATAGAATCGAAGAGTGCCATACTTCTCTTTTACCTGATCTGCAACGACTTGTATCGCTTCAAGTTCATCGACAGGAAGGTCTTTATATCTCCAGTCAATATGATGTTGGATCTCATGGCAAAGAATGTCGATTATATCAAACCAGCCAGAATCGCACTCAAAACCCCATGCCATGCAAGTATCCATAATCGAACCGTTTCGATTCTTAAAGATCTTTGGATACTTTTGGCACAGGGCCTTATCTTCATCTTCAGTCATACTATATGAATGATAGTATAAACTATTCGACGCTTTTACAAACGTAAAAGCGTCGAAAATTAAAAACGAATACGAAACTTTTAGGTTCAGGCGCCTAAACCAGCAATTCCCATCAATTCTGAAGTAAGAATTGTTGAAGCTAAAGACTTAGCTTCATCTTCGCTCATACCAGCAGAAACAAGTTGTTTAATTCCAGTTGCTAATGCCTTTTGAACGTCAGATCTAAGAGAATTCTTGAATGACTCTTGTGCAGCTTGTGCTGCGGCCTTTAAAGCATCATCCTTAATTTGACCAATAAAGTTAGAAACGTCGCCAGCAGCCTTAGATGCACCTGCTGCTGCTGATTTGACAGCTGCAACTGCAGGAGCTAAAGCTTTACCAGCTGCATCACCAAGCTTACCTCCTGCCGCGCCAGCACCACCCTTTAAAGCTGCAAATCCAGCTTTTATAGAATCCCAAAGACCCTCATCAAGAACTTGTTCCGCCAAATAATTGGCTCTTGCTTCTGTCATTAGTGTGCCAGCTGCAGCTGGTGTGACTCTAAGGTATTCTTCCTTAATGATTTGTTGTAATTGCTTTTTAGTAATTTGCATGGTTTTTCTCCTAAATCGTACAATTAAATATAATTGTCTATGAATAAAAATAAAAAAGCCCGAAATAATCGGGCTAATAAGACTTAACTACCTACGATTTTTATTTTTAAGTTTCAATATTAATTTTTCTAACAGCGCATTCAGGATGTTTCTTCGGTAACGTAACACTTAATAAGCCATTTTCAAGTTTTGCTGTAATCGAAGATTCATCAATTGAAGACTTTAAAGAATAAACGTAAGTAAACTCTTTACCATGACGAGATTTTCCTGTCACCTTTAACGTTTTACTTTCTAACGTAATTTCTATATCTTTAACTTTTACTCCAGGAAGTTCAATTTTAATTCCTTCTTCATCGATAACGTTTGGTTTGTGACGATAATTTTTTCTATCCAGATCATCTAAAATACCAAAAACATCAAAAAGATTGTGAGTAGGAAGATGAACAGCATCAAAATACCATCTAGGCATCATTAAATTTCTCCTTGTTGATTATACGGCGTTTACCGTTACAAGAAGATGATAATCATTGATTTAATTTTGAAAAGGGGAGAACATACATTTTAATAACCACTTTCGATCCGAGTGATGTTGACATTTCCTTTCTTCATGTATGAAGCATGAAGTTCTTCGAGAGAAACGCCACTTAATATCGCAATTTCAAAGAAATAATGAAGCGCATCGACTAGCTCTTCTACATAACCGTCCCTATCAAAATCATCAACATCAGTTGCACGATGATCTTTAGAATTCTTCAACATCTGGTTGGCTTCGAACAACTCATGCATACATTCATGCGTGATACCTTTGAGAAGCTTTTGTCCAGATTTCGATGTCATATCAACTGGAAATTTAGTAAAATCGCGGCGTTCTTGAAGAAGCTCCATAAACTTCTTCTGCTGTTCCCACATCTCTTGTAGCTTGTCCATCATTCATCATCCTTGATGTAAAAGAAACGAAGGATCACCAGGGTGGTGAACAAGATGAACATCACCCCGGTAGCCATCTCAATTCTCAAAGATCAACTTTGGAAGTTCAGACGTAGATTCTGTTTGCGTCTTTAACTTCTCTGCATCTTGAAGATACTTCTTATGCATCTCAATAACCTGTGCCTCATACTGAGGACACAACGTAACTGTGTCCGGACTAGCCTCATCTACAACAAGCCGTACCTGCCTCATGAGATCTGCTCCGTCAAGCCCCATTAGAACGGCCTCTTGAAAGATCTGAATAAAACGCATTGCAACTGAATCTGAAATTTTGTAACTCATGTTATGATCTTACATTCAAATTTATTGTTGTATCAACCCATCGAAAAGTCAAATGATACTTCGCAAGTATCTGCATTCATATTGCATTGAGCACCAATCGGAATTGGAGCAACTACGGATCCATGAGAAAACGGGTGTCCAAAACAACAAGGAACGCCATCTGAAAAATACTTTTGAACAGCATCTTCAACACTGATCTTTGAGTCTTTACCAGAATCTTGAAATTCGCCAATAACAAACCCAGACACTGTTTCCATGACACCCGCAAGCTGTAGGTGTAAAAATTCACGATCTAAAACAGTTCCACCCTTGTGGACATCCTCAATAAACACAATCGTTCCTTGAAGATCATGTATGTGAGGAGTTCCAAATAACCGCGTAAACGTATCTAAGTTTCCTCCTACCGCAATCCCAGATGCAGTACCAGGTGAAACAGTTCTCGGAATGTTGATAGCCTTATCAAAAGGTTGAGAACCCCAAGGCTGATCTGACATCATCAATCTTAAGGTGTGAAAAAATGATTCTGCTTCATTCTTTCGAACTTGTTCTCCTCTGTCGACATGAATGCTTGGCGTCTGACCATTGATACTAATCAATCCTGCATGAGTTAATAGTCCAGTATTAAGAGCAGTTATGTCAGATCGACCAAGAAATGGTTTTCTGCTGGACCTAATCATGTCATAATCTAAATGAGGAAGTAGTGCCGCAGAACCCTCACCTCCTAATGCACAAATCACTCCAGAAATTTCAGGTGCACCAAATGCCCAATTAAGCTCATCCACCCTGTCTTTTAATGGTGCAGAAGAACAACCTTCAGTTCTAAGATTCTTAACACAAGGTCCAAGAATAGGAATTAATCCAGCCTCACAAAGGATGTCAAGACCTTCCATTAACCGATCTGAGTGAATTGGTGATGCTGGTGCTACAATAGCAACCCTGGACCCTCTACGAAGTTTTCTTGGTGCAAGATACATGATGTCTAAATATCAATATCGAGGAAGTATTCTTTTTTCTTGCAAAGTTCGATGGATATTAACTGCAATGGCTTTTTTACCCTGCTGACAATCAATCAATTTCGTTGATTGAGGGTTTTCAATGGCCCATTTGGCATATTCTAATCTTACTTGTTTCTGTAAGGATGAATCGGCTTCATACGAATCTTCTGCTTCATGAGCATGCGCTGCGCCATGAAGAATGATGGTAAAATCAGGCTCTCTCAACTTCTTTGCAAGTCCAACCGTATATTCTTTAGAAACTCCCTCAGCAGCTCCGTACACGATCGTTGACAAGCTCCACCTATCCATAATGATAAAATCGTAGTACCTCTCCAAAGAAGGCAAAGTGAACACCTGAAAAATCTTTCTATTCATGTATTGAAACCATTGAAAGACTTTTGGAAACTTTTTTGCAAGGCCATTCTTGAGCATCCAATAAATGATCCGATAAGTTAACACTGAACGAATAGGAACCTCTATCACCGTTGCCAACATACCATACTTCATCACCGTCTCTTTCAAAAGACGAGTCTGCGTCTGTTTACCTACTCTATCTGGTCCCTCTACAACTATTATCTTGCTCACGTAAAAGGTCCTCGTAATTCACCATTGATTGTCAACCCAAAAGCTTCCAATGTGTGATCAAAATCTCCAGTAGATACCACCAAGTCCAACATAGACTTTGCGATGTCACGGATCTCTATTTGAGCATGCTCAGAATATCGTAATCGAATAAAGTGTACGAAACTTCGGAAGTTAAACATCACGTCGGCAGTGATCTGATTGCCATAAGGAAGATAGAGACGAGCAGATTCTTTTGCACGCTTCCGACTCATTCCTCCTTGAACCAAACGATCAAGTGCAGCATGATATTTCTGAAGACTGGATTCTAAGTGTTCTATGTAGAGTTCTTGCTCGACTTGAGGCCAGTCTGTTGGAACATAGTACTTGTCTTCCTTAAGTTCCTTGTATCTAGCTGATTCTGCGTTGATAGAAACTCCAATACGATGTTTCAAGAGATGCACATGTGAAGCTATGTCGGTTGTTACAAGGAAGCTAATTGAGCTTTTTTCGAAAGGCGTTTCATGTCCATTCTCAGCAAGCATCTTGAGAAGATTAGGAATCCTGCTCTTCTTGTCTTCTGTAAGCTCACGAGAAGTTGAAGTCCATGCTGAAAGTGCATGAGATTCATCTGAACCATAAAACCCGATTAACTCTACCTTGTTAGGTTGTGACGGCATGACCGTATATTAAACCACACCATCATCATTGGATATCATCAAGATCCTTTACGAAGTTTAAGTAGAACGTCATTAAACTTGACAGGTGTGCTTTGTGATAACTCCTTGATTTTTTCAACGGCTTGCATGTAAGGAAGAGGATTCATTAACGCTAAAACCATATTAGCAAGATCAGGATCACCGTTCAATTGATTGTCAATTAATCTTAGGTCTGGGTCCATTTCTTCGTTGACCACCTTTTCAATTTCTTCAGCAATGATCTTCTTGAGTTGTGATGGGGTTATCTTCATATTTCTTCTCCAAACTATGATTATATATCGAGACGACGAGAATAAATATGTCGCGTAAGACATATGAACAAATTAGACAACATCATTGTGATATTATCATGCATTTTCATGGGATCTTGTTTCACAACATCTCCAGATAAAGCTCAAGCATCCGATAAGACATTTGAACAGTGTGTAGCAGCTGATGAAAATCCAGCGATGGATGACTGCATGAAACTAAAGTGTTGGGACTTCTGGGTCAAGAATTACTACAAAGGGGCCCATAGAACACCCCAGTTACATGCAGTCGAACGAGTCTATGATCTATCTTTCAAATGCCACGAAGAAATGTGATCAAATGTATAGGAAACGTCTTACATGCTGATCCACTATCTCTTTTAATTCTTCTTCAAGCTTTTTTAAAGCTCTAATCTCTTCTTGCATGTTTGCAAGAACTTGATGCATCTTAATAATCTTCTGTCTCATGTCAGCTGGACTCACGGACGTAGAGTTGATATGCATCTTGAAATAGTGTTCAAGTTGATCTCTACAATGATCCGCAGCTTGAGATGGATTCATCTTTGATTTAATGACCTTCAAACATGTTTCATCGACTGCATGTTGAGGTATCTCGCGAGCATAATTCTCTCGTATGAGATGACGAAGATCTTTAATCTTTATTTTCATAAAAACTAAATATCAACTACAGCGACTCCACCCGCACCCGACACAAGATACACATCCTTCTTTATAAATCAATCCCTCTACGCCACAAGATCCGCAAATCTTGTCAGATTGAGACTTAGTTCCATCTGGAATGTAGGACTTCAATACTCGTGCGATTGCTTTAGAAAATGATTGCAATCCGCTGTGCTTGTCTTTTTGAAGCTGTTCAACCATGTATTGTACTGGTACACCATGACGTAATGCCAGTGACAAAGTTCTTGTCATTGACCCATGATTCGGATTTGAAAACAATTCTACGACGTCCTTGAATAACAGTTGATCATCATCTCCAATTGGAATCTGAAGATTATAGGTTGCTACCCCATCCTTCTTACCATTCTTGATCAATGTACCTGTCTTGGCCTTTTTTGGAACCTCTACGTGATGTGATAAACCGCAGAAGATCTCGTATGGCATTCCTTCAAGCTTACCAACCAATACCAGGTAGCTCTCGTTTTCACCAGATGACCTCACGTTAATTCTGTGAATATCACAGGTTAATTCCTTGGGTCGCTTTGGTGCGTGACTTTCTACCATGGCCTCAGGTTGACCATCAAGGTCTACTTTCTTCTCTTCGGGCTTGGTCTCGGCCACAAGCACACCGGTACGACAACCATCACGGTAGATGGTGACACCCTTGCAGCCAGTCTCCCAACCCTTCATGTAGATATCCTTGACAACATCTACAGAGGTTGAGTTAGGAATGTTTGTTGTGTTGGAGATAGAATGGCAGATCCACTTTTGAGCCGCGGCCTGGAGATCTACCTTGGCAACCCAATCAATCTCGTTGGCGGTTCCACCGTGGTATGGAGATTCAGCAACGTTCTCCTCGGTCTTGTGATTGACCTCCATCCACTTCTTGAATGCATGGTGGTAGACCATGAACTCCTGCCATTTATCGCCGAGTGGATCCACGAAGTCGACCTTTACATTTGGATCATCACCGTTGACCTTCTTACGACGTTTGTAGAACAACATGAATGCCGGTTCGATACCGGATGTGGTCTGGGTAAGAACCGAGACTGATCCGGCAGGGGCTGTTGTCGTAAGAGCAATGTTTCTACGACCGAACTTCTTGTAATCAGCTGCCAGTTCTGGATTTGCTTCTAGGATCTGCTTGATGAAGGGATGGTTTCCTTCGAGCTTGTGCGAGAAGACCGGGAATGAACCACGTTCCTCGGCCATCTTGATTGTTGACTTGTAGGCAGATAGGGCCAGGGTCTTGTAAAGAGATTCAGTCATCTCAATGGATTTCTTAGAACCATAGACAAATCCCATAGCTGCAAGGGCATCCCCAAGAGCTGTGATGCCTAGACCTGTACGACGGCCACCTAGCGCGGCAGACTTAATTTTGTTCCAGAGGTCTAACTCTGGTCTCTTGACGTCATCTGGCTCTGGATCATTCTGGATCTTTGCAATGATCTTGTCTACGGCCTCTATCTCAAGATCAATGAGGTCATCCATGAGCCGTTGGGCCTTGACCACCGTGTCCTTCAATCTTTCATTGTCGTATGCGGCGGCAGACGTGAAAGGATTCTTTACGAACTTGTAGAGATTGACAAGAAGAAGGCGGCAGCTGTCATATGGAGAGAGCACAATTTCTCCGCAAGGATTGGTAGAAGTTGAACCATATCCAACACTTGCGTATGCTTCCGTTGGTGTACGCTTCTTGACCGTGTCCCAAAAGAGAAGGCCTGGCTCTGCTGAAGCCCATGCTGCCTCGATGATCTCGTGCCAAAGTTGCTTAGCATCAACATGTTCTTCCACGGTGTGCTTCGCGTCCTTCTCAACCGGGAACCGAAGGTGTACCTTGTCACCATCCTTCACAGCCTGCATGAACTCATCAGTGAGACGGATGGAGATGTTTGCACCGGTGACCTTCTTGAGGTCACGTTTGATGTTGATGAATGTGCGAATCTCTGGATGGTGAACATCGATAGTAAGCATCAATGCTCCGCGGCGACCTCCTTGAGCCACCTCTCTGCAGGTATTGGAGAATCTCTCCATGAAGACACCGATGCCGTCGGTAGTACGGGCAGCGTTGGCCGTCACAATGCCCTTAGGGCGGATAGTGGAGATATCAAATCCGACCCCGCCGCGGCGCTTCATGATCTGAGCCTGTTCCTGATCAGCCTTAAGTATGCCGGCATATGAATCATAAGGTGACTGAATCACGAAACAATTTGACAACGACTGATATTGAAATGCATTTCCAATTGCAGACATCGGTGATCCTTGAGGAACGATTGGTCCCAGACCACGGGATTCCGCAGCCAATTCATCTAGAGACATCTTTTCAATCTGAGATGCATCAAGATGATCGACGTCTGCCAAGAGACAGAAGATATCCTTTTCCGACATTGGATTAGGATACTTCTTCTCTATCCTCGCAAATTCCTTTGCAAGTCTGCGGTGCATGTCTGACGGAGTCAACTCCAACAGATCACCCTTTGGAGTCCTGAGGGCGTACTTATCTACGAAAACCGATGATGCTAACTCATCGCCGTTAAAATACTTGAGTGATGCTTGATATGCTTGTTCGCGTGTATGTGACATATTAGACTCTCAAAAAGGTGGAAGGGTAATTATATAACGTTTGCCTCAAGAGTACTCGGCTTTTGTAGAGAAAATTCTTTCTTCATCTCCTGCCACTTGGCTCTTAAAGCTTTCTTTTGTGCTTCATCATCAGTTGCAGTGACAGATTCTGGCGAATCTGCTGCACCAACAATTTCAAATTGGCTTCTTGCCGTATTGATTTTAGAAGGATAAACCAGACCATCTCTACCTGCACGGTTCTTTGCAACGTACAACCTACCCCATCCAGATGCCTTCTCGTGTGACCTTCTAGACACAGAGATGATGAAGTCACAGATCATTTCCTTGCCGTATGCTTCTGACATGTTCGTCATGTCAATGATTTCTGCATTTGCTCCCTCTTTGTTGGATTGTGATGCAGTCCAGACAGGAATGCCATATTCCATCGCAAATCCTCTAAGCTCTTCATATACGAGCTTTAATTCATGACGCAGAGAATCAAACTGTCGAGTCGATCTCATAATGTCTGCATAATCGATGATGATGATGTCTGGTCTAAAGCCCTTCAAATCCAATCGTTCGACATGTGATCGAATAGTGAAGATGGATGCTGTGTTCGTGGGATATTCTTTAATGAATAGCCGACCAAGGTGCTTGTTATCGTCATAGAACTTTTTGACCTCATCCTTGCGATCCATGACTTCATTAGAATCCATGTCACAAAGATTAGAATCATAACGGATACCTACTGCCGTTTCAGACAACTCAAACGTGTAATGAAGAACGTTCTTTCCATGCCTCAATGCATTGGCACCAATCATCGTAAGGAAGTGGGATTTACCTGAACCTGATCCACCAACCACACAGAGCAATTCGCCTTTACCAGATCCTCCATTAAGCAATTCTTTCTTATCCAATTCTGGAATGCCTGTTGGAATAGTATCTCGCCGAAGTCGGGTAAACCTTGCGTCCATCTCATTAAAGAAGTCGTGACCTACAGACGGTGCAGTTCCAACTTGGACGGCCTTCTTAATTGACTCTACGATGGATTCATATTTATCTGCCTGCATTTGATCGACTGCATTCTCAAGAGCAGCCTTAAGAGCTTGCTTTCGACAAAAATCAAGCGATTTATCTTTCACAAATTGCAAATCTCCTGGGTCTGGATTTGCCTTCATCCGTTGGAGATATTCAATGATCTGATCACGTAGAATTGTGTCTGTTCCTACCTTAAGGTCTTCTCTAATGATCGTTACAAGAAGCTGTAGCGTTGGAAAGACCTTGTACTTCTTTGAATATGCAAAGTAACGATCTGCAAGAAACTGAAGATATTTCAATTCAAAATATGATGAATCGAACACTTCTGTCATTTGCTCTGCCCATTTTTGATCTGTTAGCAAAGCCTGACCAATCTTTTCCTGAAATGATTTACCATAGGTACCGAATGTTACCTTGGATGTTGTTTTATTTTCGTAATCAGACATTTCAATCTCCGGTGTGATGAGTTGCAGTCACACATTTTAGATCGTAAAAGAATCCCTCGATATCAAAGCCTTCAATTCCTTCTTTGACTAACGCTCGAATTAACCCCATCCTATCTGTCTTTGGCTCAAATGTATCGATAACATATTGCACCTTCGAAACTTGATCTCCAGACAACATGCTACCGTCAAGATGCACCAATCTCCAATTTCTCCTGACGTCTTCAACACTGTCCATAATGCGACGATAAATAATAGACTCGTCAACATGCGATTGACAATAATCAATGACATCTTGCAGAATCACCATCTGGTCGCCACCTAGGATTGGAATTTTTGATGAAACTTTTTTAAAACCGATACCCTTTACTCCAGGAACGTTGTCTCCTGAATCTCCGCATATCGCCTTGGCAATTGCGAAGTTGTGAGTGCGAATCCTAAATTCCTCAAAGATATCTTCTGCAGTTACTATCTTCTTCTTGTGAAGACTATAGATTCTTGTCTTATCATTAAGGAGTTGATACATGTCTTTATCAGAAGACACTATGATCTTGTCTTGGTTCCTAAAAGGACCATTACAGAGGTGAGCAACGGTATCATCACCCTCACAGTCGGACACATATACTTGACAAACTGGAACAAACTTTAGCATCCCAAGAAGGGATATTAGCTGATGCTTCTT